AGATACAGGCTTGGATGATGACTGTGGGTGCGCTCATTAAAGAAAAAAAGCTGTCTGCAGGAGGAACGGTGGAAGTTAAAGTTCTGGACACAACTTATTCAAAGGCAAGCGCGGAATTAATCAAGCTGGTACAAGAAAAGATAGATCCTAGCCCTTCGGGAGAAGGGTATGGACTTGCTCCAATAGGCCACAGCGTAAGCGTAGGAACTCCGGAGGAAAAAATCATCAATGTATCCGGAAGATTCACATTCGCCAGTGGATATAGCTTCTCAGCATTGTCCAGCCAAATCAGGGAAACTATAGAGAAGTATATGCTGGAGCTTAGAAAGGCGTGGCAGAAGGAAAATGCCATTGTAAGACATGTCCAGATAACATCAAGACTGCTTGCTGTCGAGGGGATAGTAGATATTAAGGAAACAAAGATAAATGGTAGCAAAGATAATCTAACTTTATCAGCTAGTTATATCCCTGTTCTGGGGAGTGTATCGGAGGGATAAATGGAAAACGTTGAATTACTGGTTAACCTACCGGATTTTCTCAAAGAGTTAAAAGATTTCCAGGCGATAGGACAGAGTGAAAGTCCGGAGTTTACCATGGTTTGGGAAAAACTCGACAGGTGGTTGAAAGACAGATTTATTTCCTCCATGACAGAGGATGGGCTGTCTGAAATGGAAAAGTATCTCCACATTAGACCTCTGGATAGTGATAGCCCTGACGACAGACGGCAAAGGCTTCTTGCTGTAGAGAATAAGGCACTTCCCTACACACTAAGGAAGCTTAAAGAGGTTCTGGCCAATGCTTGTGGAGAAGGAAATACAGATGTGGAAATCAATAACTTTTCCGTTTCTATTCCGGTTAAGCTTGCAAGTCTTCGCTCACTTGACTTCATAAGGGAAACAGTGGAACAAATGCTTCCGATGAATATGGTATATGAGATAAGTGTTATCTATAACCGGTGGGAAAATTTCACAAAGAAAACTTGGGGAGATATGAAGCCGCATACTTGGGAGAGTGCCTACCAAAATGAGAAATGGCAGAAAGGAGCATAATGACGCAAACAAGAAATCTAAAGCTAAATAAGCCTGATAAGACGGATTTTATTGACATTGCTAAGTTGAATGAAAATATGGATATCCTGGATGAAGTAACAGGAAGAGTGGCAACGATCACGAACACGAAGGAAGTCATTGTAACACTTCCTTCTGGGAACTGGTCCTCTTCTGCACCATATAGCCAAAAGGTGTCTGTGCCAACGGTCAAGGCCACAGACTCCATATCTATGGGAAAGGCGCACACTAAGACTTCCAGTCCATCGGATATAGAGACCTATGACGAGATGGCAGGACTAATAACTGCAGCAGAGGTTACGGATGGATACGTTACTTTTTACTGCGCGGCAGAAAAACCTAACAAGGAGTTTAAGGTTAAATTAAAGGGGGTGAGTAAGTAATGAGTGAGGTTTTTATACCGCTTGGAGGTGCCGGAGGGAAGAATAGAGGCGCAGCAGCAGTTTTAGGAGACAACACACCATTTACAAATTCCGGAGCAGTGATGAGCCTTCCGCTTCCTGCCGGTAACTATAAGAAGTCCGTAAGCAATCCTAGGACTAGCTATGGGGATGGGAAAAATTCCGAATTAACCATCTCTAAGGGCTTACTTAAACAGATGGCCATAGATGCCTTCGGAATAGCCTCTATCACAAATTTTAGTGCGACCATGTATGCGCATAAGCAAGTCCGGCTTACATGGGGGCGTCCGAATAAGGGCTTGTGGAGCGGCGTACATTTCATATTTAAGTACGGAAGTATGCCGGATGGAATTTATGATGGCTTTATGCCGGTAGATACGGCAGACGTTCACTATGAGACACGGCCTTTACAGGAAGGACTGCTGTATATTCGTGCCTACAGTTATGTAGAAACGAATAACGGCAGATGGTACGACTATGACGGAACGCCAGTATATACCACCATTCAAGTAACAGGAATTAGTGGATCGGTATCCTTTGGAGCAGGAGCAGGAACTTGGACAGTACCGGAAGGCGTAAGAAGAATCCGCTATATTCTTGTTGGACATGGCGGGAACGGCGGTTCTGGCAATGGGTATTATGTTCCCGGAGGTGGAGGAGGTGGAGGCTATTTCACTACCGGATATATGGACGTTACTCCGGGGCAATCTATTCCTTGGATAGTTCCGGTAAGAGGGCAAGTTGCGCCGACTAATACTGCAACATGGCAAAATCTTGTGAATGGTGGAAACCTACCGGGGCTTTACACAACTTTTGGAGGCATCGTGGCGCAACACGGAAAGCCTCCCTTATCAATGCAAATGACTAGAGTCGGTCACCTAGGAAGCGGTGGCGATGGAGGCTCTGGCGGTGCAGCGTTTGGTGGTTCTCCAGGAACAAACGGAAATGATGGTGCAGGAGCGCAGACTAGCGTAAAAGATAGGGGCGGAAGAAATGGGAATACTTACTATTTGACCATTCGACCGGGACAGGGACAGCATTCAAGCACTACAGGCTTTAATGGCGTTTTGTACTGTAGCGGTGGTACTGCCGGAAATAAGGGTTCTTCCGGTGTGGGAACAGCCGGAACAAATGGGCTTGGTAATGGCGGTAATGGAGCAAATAATAGATACATGGATAATTATATGGGTGGAGAAGGCGGTACAGGCTGTATCTACATCGCATGGGGTTCTTCCATGAATGACGGAAGCTAGTAGTAACCTAAGAACATAATATTGTGCATGAAAGGAATTTCCGGAAACGGAGTTCCTTTTTTTAATTTACCTAAAAAGGAAGGAGAAGAAGCATGAAGAGAGATTTTGCGCTAATTCTGCCGAACAAGGACACGGCAGAGCATGAGGTAATGGCTATCACGATTTTCGATAGCCCTACCGAGGCGGACATGGGGGCAAGAGCCATTTATGGTGCTACCGCATACGCCAAGGAGTCCTCGATGTGGGACTTGAAAGAGCCTTGCATTTACAAAGACGGGGCTTTTTTCAATCTCAAAATGAAAGAAATGCGAGACGAAAAAGGCGAGCTGCAGTTTGTTCGAGTTGGCGAAGAGAAGGCAGAGAGGATTCCTTCACAGGCGGAGCAGATTGCAGAGCTTAAGCGACAGAATGCGGAGCTGAAAGAAGCCGTGGAAAACTTGGTTATGGATAGCTTAGGAGGTGAGTAGGATGTACGAGACACTTTTAAGACTTGCTAAAGAAGGAAGGCTCAACAAGAAGATGCTTGACAGGGCTGTAGCTAAGGGATGGATTACCAAAGCACAGGAGGAGGAAATTCTTCGTACCGCGGCAGAAGAGAAGGGAGCAGAAAATGGATGATAGATTTTAACGCTTTTTTCAGTTTGGTTGACTTTGGTGTAATTATCCAGTCGCTAGGTTGGCTTTTTCTTGGAGTAATCACCCTAGTTGAAAAGTTTGCGCCAAAGGATAAGAAACCTTGGACAGCAATCCTTACCTTTATCGGGAAGATACTGACAAAGGAATTTTCAGAGTCTCAGAAAGACTTAATTGACAAAGTAGAGGCTTTAAGTTTAAAAATCGAAAAAGTTGCTGAGTCTGTCGAGGAGACAAGAGCCATAGCCGCAAGAGTAAGGATTCTCAGCTTTGGCGATGAGCTGTTAGAGGGTAGACTTCATAGCAAGGACACTTACGACCAGACACTTTTGGATATTGATAATTATGAGAAATACTGCAAAAGTCACGAAAATTTTAAAAACAATGTAACAGAGGAGACAGTTGCTCTTATTAAAGAGAAGTATAGAATACGCCTCCGCAAGAATGATTTTGTAAGGTAGTAAAATATTCCTTGATATACGTCTGAATAATACGTATTATAGATTCTGTAAGGAGGGCGTATATGCAAAAGGTTTTCTACCCTTGTGAGATCTCGCAAGATGAAGAGGGGTATCAGGTACAGTTTACCGACTTTCCGGAAGGATTCACTGATGGAGATAGTCTGGAAGAAGCAATTACAAATGCAAGAGATTTACTAGGGGCGTTACTGTTTTCCTATTTAAAGCATGGGAAAGACCTGCCTAGCGCCACGGTTCCGGAGGATTCTTCGAAGAATGTTTATTTTATTGAAGCTTGGCCGGACTTAATTAGGGATAAGGTTAGTAATCAAGCCGTGAAGAAGACACTAACCATTCCGAAGTGGCTAAATGACATAGCGGAAGAGCGGAATGTGAATTTCTCCGCTGTGCTGCAGAGAGGCATAAAAGAATATTGTGGCTTATAGGAATTGCTCCTAAGGGTATCAAGATAGCGTAGGGTTTGTCCCCACGCTATTTTTATTTTTACAAATAAGAAAGAGAGGAAAACAAAATGGATTTTGGAATTGGAAGCGTAGTAGCAATTACAGTCATCACTTACCTTATCGGGATGGGGTGCAAGTCTGTAGAGAGACTGGATAACAAATATATCCCGGTAATTTGCGGACTTGTTGGGGCAGTCCTTGGCGTGGTAGGTATGCAGACCATGGCAGACTTTCCTGCAAAGGATGTACTTAATGCCGTAGCCGTGGGGATTGTATCCGGCCTAGCCTCTACAGGCGCAAATCAGATTGGGAAACAGCTTTCCGGCAAATAATTATATTAAAGAAGCAAAACAAGTTTGCATGGGCAAGCCTGTTTTCCAATGATTTACAGAACATAAACATTTCATTTAAAGAAAGAGAGGAAAGAAACATGAGAAAGAATGGACCTATGGAGAGATACCCCGGTATTGATGAGGATGCAAGAAACCACATTGTTCCCGGAAGCAACACTATTGATAACAGCCCTCGCCCAAAAGGTGTAAAGAGAGGACAGGGCGAGGATGATGCGGAGCATGGACCCGGAGTAACTCCGAATCCGGATAATTTCACAGGTCCCGGAATCGGCTTAAAGAAGTAAAGACTTTTGGGGAGACATTGTTCTCCCCTTTTTTATTGGAGAGTTGAGAAAAATTGAGAAAAGTTGAGAAGCGTTGAGAAACTTTTTGAAAAACTTTTCTCAAAATCAGAATAGGAGGAAATACTATGAATCCGTATCAGAGAGGACAAAAGGCATTGTGTGGCGACTACTTCAAATACACGCCAAGCGGAGCAAGCGCATTTAAACGTGCAGGACGATGGCATAAGGAACCCATTCCGGGGGATGTAGTCTTTTTCTTCAGCCCGGCTATGGGAAGAATTGCCCATGTGGGAATTGTGGAGAGCGTGGAAGGAAATAAGATCACTACCATTGAGGGCAACACTTCTGGCACTCATGGGGATAGAAATGGCGGAGAGTGCAGAAGAAAGACCTATAATAATTTCTCTGTAGGTGGTAGAAACTGGATAAACGGCTTTGCAAGGCCTGTCTATGGAGACGATACTTGCGCCGCACAGGAACTTTTAGACGTTGCCAGAGGGGAAATTGGCTACGAGGAAAAGGCTTCCCCAAATGGACTGGATGACAAACACGCAAACAGAGGGGGCAAGAACTATACTAAGTATGGCCAATGGTACAATAATGGAAAGGCCTTATCTGAGTTCTGGTGCGCGGAGTTTGTAAGCTGGTGTTTTTACATGGCTTGCAAGAATCACAACGCAACGCAGCAGGAGCCACAGAAAGAGGGCTGGATTCAGCAGAATGATAAATGGCTGTACTATAAGGAAAACGCGCCTGTATGTGGCAAATTTGAATATATCAATGGCAGGTGGTATGTGTTCGACAATGCCGGATTCATGATTAAGGGATGGTTTAAGACGGACGAAGGCTGGTATTATCTTGGAGAAGATGGGGGTATGCTTTCCGGACAGTGGCTTCAGGATAAAGGCAAGTGGTACTACTTGACCAAGTCCGGCTTGATGGCGATCAATGCCAAAGTCAGAAAAGCGAAAGGTGACGGCTATGATTTTGTAGGCGCAGATGGTGCCTATGACTCCTTTAAATCCCTGTT